AGTGGGCAGTTTGATGGATTAACTACCATCATGGAAGCCGCTACTGGTGATGATGCTGTTATTGATGTTGATGGTGCGACTGTAACTGCTGCTAATGTTATTGATGAATTAGGGAAGGTAGTAGATGCTATTCCAAACACAGTAAAAGGAGAAGAAGATGTAAACATCTATGTTCCATCTAACGTATTTTACGCTTATGTACGTGCATTAGGAGGATTTGGCGCACAAGGATTAGGTGCTAATGGTGTAGATGGTAAAGGAAATCTTTGGTATAACAATGGAGAGTTAAAGTTTGATGGACTTAGCTTATTCAAAGCAAATGGACTTTCAAGTAACGTTATGGTTGCTGCACAGAAATCTAACTTATTCTTCGGTACTGGTTTATTACGTGACCAAAACGAAGTGAAAGTGATTGATATGGCTGATATTGATGGTTCTCAAAACATTAGAGTTGTTATGAGAATGACTGCAGGAGTACAGTATGGTATTGGTTCTGAAATCGTACTTTACAATCCAGCTTAAAATAAATAATTAACCAAGAAAAAGGGTGGGTACTGCCCACCTTTTTTTTATAAAAATATAAATATATGGCTTGTAATTTAACAATAGGTAGAAAAATACCTTGTAAAGATGTAGTTGGAGGTATAAAAGCAGTTTTTTTTATTAATTACGGAACTGCACTTACATTTGATGGTGTAGATGTAGATGTTATAGACGATATACAACTTGTTGGTGGTGGTGCAATAACCGCATTACAATATGATGTAAAAGGTAATAGTTCTTTTGAACAAAACATTACTTCTTCAAGAGAAAACGGAACAACATTCTTTGAACAAACCTTGAATTTAACATTGACTAAGTTGACAGTTCAAGACCACAAAGAATTGAAATTGTTGTCTTTTGGTAGACCTCACGTTGTTGTACAAGACTACAACGGAAACGCTTTTCTTATGGGTGCTGAACATGGTTCAGACGTTAGTGGTGGTACAATGGTAACTGGTGCTGCTATGGGGGATTTAAGTGGTTACACACTTACTCTAACTGCAATGGAACAAGTTCCTGCTAACTTTTTATCGGGTGCAACAGAAGCAAATCCATTTGCAGGATTGACTACTGCGCCAACAGTTGTAGAAGGTACTAATTCTTAATTTACAATTAATAACATTAAAAGAAAGGAGTAGGAAAAAGGGGTTTATGCCCCTTTTTTTTATGGAACAAAGTAAAGATATTCAGTTATATAGGTATGATAAAGTTGTTACCGACATCTAATGCACAGACTATAAATTTTATTCCAAGAGAATATATAGCTGATTCTAATATATCTTTAGTTATAATTGAAGATGGTACAAGGAAAGCACAGACTATAAACGACGTAACTACTTCAAGGAATAAGAATTTCTTAACGATGTCAGTCGCTATTACTATTCTTACAGTTGAAAATTCATATCATTTCGAGGTAAAGCAAGGTGCTACTTTATTATACAGAGATAAAATATACTGTACCTCTCAAACATCTAAGACTGTTTCACACACTTTAAATAATCCTAAATACACTACATTCGTAGGAAGTGATTCTGCTTCTCAAAAGTATATAATAGTTGGGGATGCAATACCATCTTCAAGTAGTACACCATCTGTTAATTTGAATTACAGATTTATCTATGGTGTTGACACAAGTGTGTCGAACACAAGGTATTATTATTATCCATTATTTGCGACACAAGAAGAAGCTAATTATTTTGATTCACAGAATGGTGGTTCTGGCACTTCACATACTCACACTTTCATAGATGATGCGAGTAATACAACTTGGTATATGCCGACAAATGGTGGTACTCATAACGGTACACAAACACCAAGTGGTAATCAATATCTTGAAATTACTTCATCTGGATATACTGATACAGATGGGGATGGTCTATACAATCATCTTGATACCGATGACGATAATGATGGAGTTTCAGATTCATTAGATGCTTTTCCATTAAATTCGGCCGAAACATTAGATACAGATTCAGATGGTATTGGAAACAATGCAGATACAGACGATGATGGAGATGGTCAAACTGATGCCAATGAAACATTGTACGGTAGTAACCCATTAGATTCTTCATCAACTTATGCTGATTTGGATGGTGATGGTATTGCTGATTCTGCTGATTCAGATAGAGATGGTGACGGTTATGCTAATGACAATGACTACTATCCAGACGATGCTACACAATGGCAAGCACCAGCATCATTTGCAGGTGCTATATTAGAATTCACAACAACATCTGCGAACCAACAAGTAAAAATTGGTACACGAACTTATAATGCGGTTGGTTTTAACAATTCACCAAATTATACTGTTAATTGGGGTGATGGAAATTCAGACACAATAACAAGTTTAACAACACCGACCCATACTTATGCAAGTGCGGGAAGTTATGACGTTCAAATATTGGGTACTTTCACAAGATTCAGATTTGGTACAGGTTTAAGTGCTACCGAAAGAAATGCGTTAACTGATGTTAAACAATGGGGAAATTTAACGCTTGAAACGATGGAGGATGCTTTTAAAAGTTGTGATGGTTTAAGTGCTTTGACTGCAACAGACACGCCAACAATTGCATCAGGCGGTAAACTTAAAAATGCGTTTTCCTATTCAGATGTAGTAACTATTCCAAATTTGGGTAGTTGGGATGTAGCGAACATTTCAGATTTTACAAATGCGTTTATTGATGCTGCAAATCCATTAGATACTACAACTTATGATTCATTATTAATAGGTTGGGCATCTCAAAACTTACAAAGCAATGTTTCATTAAATATGGGTGGTTCTCAATATTCAAGTGGTTCAGCAGCAACAGCAAGACAAACGCTTGTAAATACTTATAGTTGGACAATAACAGATGGAGGGCAAGTATAACATGATAAGAGTTTATAAATCATCAATAGAAAAGTTTTATATATTGTCTAAATATAATACAGACATTTACCATTATGGTAAATTGTCTGTTGGACAAACATTAATAAGCGGTTTTGATAATGCTGAAAAATTCACTTCTATTGATGCGTTTGAAAGTAAATTAATGGATTTAGGTCTTTACGAAGAATACTTAGAAAACAAACAAAATGAGTAGAAGAAGTAGAAAAGAATATAAAGATAGCATTAGGATGGTTTCTTTGTCGGGTTATGAAATACCCAAAGTAGAAGAACACCACAAAAATGATTGGGTAGAATACGGAGAAGATAATTGTTACTTTAATGATTTAGTAGAAAGATATTTAGGAAGTGCAACTAATTCAAGATGTATAAATGGTATTGTAGATATGATTTATGGTCGTGGTTTAAACGCTACTGATTCAGAAGTAAATTCTACTCAATTTGGTAAAATGCAAGTTTTGCTTAGACCTAAAGAAGTCAAGAAGATTGTAAATGACATTAAACTTCTTGGTATGGCTTCTATGCAAGTTATATACAAGAACGGTAAGAAGGAAATAGATAAGATTTTACATTTTCCAATGGAGACACTTCGTGCTGAAAAAGCGAAAGATAGTAAAATAAAAGCCTATTACTATCACCCCAATTGGAAAGAAATCAAGCATAATGACAAGCCAAAAAGAATACCTTCTTTTGGCAATGGTACTGAAAATCAACTAAACGAAATATATGTAGTAAAACCATACAGAAGCGGTTTTTACTATTATACACCAGTAGATTATCAAGGGTGCTTACAGTATTGTTCTTTAGAAGAAGAAGTTTCTAATTACCATATAAACAACATACAAAATGGCTTGCAGCCATCTTTGTTGATGAACTTTAATAATGGTATTCCTAATGAGGAAACACAACAAATTATAGAAAATAAAGTTTATGATAAGTTTAGTGGTACTTCAAATGCAGGGAAGTTTATACTTGCATTTAACGAAGATTCAGAATCAAAGTCAACAGTAGAACCAATTCACTTACCCGATGCACACGCACAGTATGATTTCTTAGCGACAGAGAGTAGGGAAAAGATTATGATTGGGCATGGTGTTGTATCACCTATTTTATTAGGTATTAAAGACAATACTGGTTTTGGTAACAATGCAGAGGAATTAAGAACTGCAAGTATATTGATGGATAACATTGTAATCAGACCATTCCAAACAATGTTAATTGATGCCTTTAAAGAACTACTAACGTTTAACGGTATTAATTTAGACTTGTATTTTGTTACTCTACAACCTATTGAATTTACTGAATTGGAAAATATTTCTACCAAAGTAAAGAGAGAAGAAGAAACTGGGGAGAAGTTATCATCTGACAAAGGGTTAATTAATAAGATAAAAGGGTTGTTTTCTTCGGAAGAAAAAAACCAAATAACAGAAGATGAAGGTCAAGATTTATTAGACCAATTAGAAGAATTAGGAGAAGTTGTTTCTAATGATTGGGAACTTGTATATAGAGAAGATGTTGTGGATGGCAAAGAAGATTTTGATGTTACTAAACTATCACAGCCTACTGCTTCTGATGCGAAACCTACAAAAGAATCTATACAAGACAATGCAGGGTATAAAGTTAGGTACGCTTATAAAGAGGTAGTGCCTTCTAAAAAAAGTAGATTGTTCTGCACAAAGATGATGGAATTAGCTAATAGAGGTATTGTGTTTAGATTAGAAGATATAAACATGATGTCGTTTAGAGGTGTCAATAAAAAACATGGACATAAAGGTAGAAATTACAGTCTATTCAAGTGGAAAGGTGGGGTTAATTGTAAGCACATCTTTGAACGTAAAGTGTATAAAAAGAAAGTATCTTCTGATAGTGTTGTAAGTGAATCTTCTGCCAACAACGAAGGTTTTAAATCACCTAACAATCCTAAAGAAGTTGGACAAGCAAATTGGAATAGACCCGATAAAGGTCGTTTTACATCAAAAAGATAATAATGAGTAAGATATTATTTATAACATTAGACGAATTAAAGAGAAAGTCAATATTTGATGGCAACTTAGATACTGATAAGTTGGTTCAGTTTGTTGAGGTAGCACAAGATACTAATATTCAACTGCAACTTGGAACTAAGTTATATGATAAATTACAAACAGATGCAGCAAGCAATGCAGGCTTGCAAGGTAATTACCTATCTTTAGTAAATGATTATGTAAAACCTATGTTGGTTTGGTATTCACAAGTAGCNTTTATTCCATTTGCAGCTTATCAGATTGCAAATGGAGGTATATTTAAACATAATAGCGAAAACTCTACTTCGGTAGAACCCGATGAAATAAATATGCTTGTAAATAAAGCAAAGGATACTGCTGAATTTTATACGGAGAGATTTATACA